CATCTGATCGACATGTTCACCAAGCACCTCTCCGTGAGGGCCGTCCGCGATGGCGCTGGGCGGGACAACGACCGCAGCTTCAGCGAGAGTGGAATGCCCAGGGGTCTGGATAGTGCCAGTGCCGATGGTGCGGTGGTAGGAAACTTTCAGAATTTCGGGGACGGTCTTCATGGATGGCACCTGTGCTTTCAGGATTGCGCCCGGAATTGGGCAGTTTCAGCCGGGAATCGGCTTAAGGTTATGATACTTTATCCACAGGGAGTCGCAAGTGTCTGACCAACCTAAGCGAAAGCTGACCGAAGAAGAAATTGATGCCTTGGTGGATAAGATGTCTTTGCCCCAGGCGGACGCTGCGGTAGAGCAAATCGAAACCCTGCTGAAAAAGAAGCAGGAAAGCAAACTATATAGATACCAGCCACAAGACCATCAAATCGCAGTTCATGCCGATAAACACAAGATTGTTGATTTGAGGGGTGGTAACCGTGGTGGTAAGTCGGAATGCTGCGCTTTCACGATGGCTTGCCACATAACTGGCATTTATCCGGAATGGTGGCAGGGACTTCAGTTCACTGAAGCTTATATCTATGGTGTTATTTCAATCAGCACGGAACAGATGCGTAAATCAGCTCAGGTGAAACTGATGGGAGAACCTCATGAAATAGGAACTGGATACATCCCAAAAGAGCTTATTATCGACTATGCTTGGAGACAGGGGACTAATGGATGCCTTGATTGGGTTCTTGTCAAACATGCATCTGGTGGAGTTTGTCGTATTGAATTCATGGTTAGGGAACAGGGTGCATCCAAGTTCCAAGGATTTGCTTGGAAGGTGGCGTGGTTTGACGAACAGCCCCAGGTAGATGTGTTTGTTGAAGTCCAGATGCGTCTAATCGACAACAAGGGGTTTATCATCATGTCTTATTATCCCAAAGATGAAGAACCAGAACTTCTTGAAATGTTGGACAAGATGGACTCTGAATATTGTAGCCATTATGAATTTCATATGGAAGACAATAAAACCATTGACCCTGCTGAAATTGAAATGCATAAGAAGACTATGCCGCTATGGATGCAGGAAAGTAGGTTGTATGGCCGATCTGGAGCAGGGGAGGGTAGGTTGTTTACTTTCAGCAGAGATGATTATACTTGTGATCCGTTCGAGATAGAGCCAATGTGGCCCAGGATTGGGGGAATGGACGTGGGTATGGACCATGGGACATCAGCAGTAGCCTTGGCCCTTGAATATGTTACACAAGAAGAACTACCGACCATATATGTATATAAAGAATACTTACGGTCTGGTAATCTGCCTGGGGTCCATTCGGTAGCGTTGCGGTCTTGGGGAGATATAGATTTCAAGATTGATCCCCATAGTCACCAAAGGGCTATAACGGATGGCAGACGGGTGTTCGATATGTATCAAGAAGAAGGTATTAGTGTATCTAACGCCAACGCAAAACCTGGTTCAGTCCTGGATAGCATTAATATGATTAACCAAGCCATAGCTGAGAAAAGGTTATTCGTTTTCTCAACATGCAGAGAGCTATTGAAACAAATGGGAAGCTATAGGATGGTTAAATCAAAAGACGGCAGGGTAAAGGTTACGGAGCGGCATGATGACCTGATCGATAGCTTGAGATATGCGATTATGGCGTTGGATGAAGCCAGAGCCCCAGGCATTAGCAAAATCCGACCTGCCCCAAAAATTGTGGAATGGGTCCCCGTCAATCGGCGTCTTGGCCTTTAACCAAAATTAGCAAATTCACCATGATATTTAACAGCGGCATCACAATACGCATTATGGGCATCTTCTTTTGTGCTATATAGACCTAGGTATATATGTTTGCACCCAACTACTATTTGGGCCATCCATGGTTTATTTTTATTACCTCCATGATAGTATACTCCCTTCAAGCCGCATTTGTTTGATTTTTTTATTTTCATATTATGACAATTTTCCGCCCAGGTTGCTAGTCTCATGTGTTTTGGATTAACACAATTACGGATATGGCAAATATGGTCAATATACATGCCGTGAGGGATTGGACCATTTGTGATCTCATAAGAGAATCTATGGACATAAACAAATCTATCCCGGACAATAAAATGGCCATAGCCATTCCCAACTAGGGATCCAGTCCATAACCAACACTCGTTTCCATCTCCCTTGGCGACTTTGGCCCAAAACCGTTTTGCGTCTGACTCGGGGGTTGGTGAATTCTTTCTCATATATTACCTCTACAGCATTGTAATAAAAATAGTTTGCTAAGTCAATGGGCAAAATATACCTATATCCCTATTGACGGCCAGTCTAGCCGATCGCATTATATATTTGGAGATATATGAATGGCCAAAGGGCTAACTATGACCCCAGATGGTAGCGCCCCCCCCTCGGTTGTTGAGGGTTATGGAGCTACTGGCGAAGAAGGAGGGTTAGCGGCTAAGGTTATGAGGGATTTCCAGGCTGCTGCATCAAGCCGATTGTATCAAGAGCAACAGGTTTTTTTGCGTGCATTGTTCAATAGCAGGGCATATTACCTAATAGATGGTGATACAAATACCACGACTAGCCAAGCCGCTGTAAATAGTACTAGACCGAAACTGCAAACCGCAGTCGCTTTGCTGATGCCAATCATGTGCCCCCCGGGGCTCGACCCGTTCACGATCGACCCGGACCCGGAAGCGATTGACCCCAAGACAGCCTGGGGATTACTTCAGCAGGGGATGGCCCCAGATCAGATTCGGGATACGCTTTTCCAGGCGGCAGGGAAGAAGGCTGACCGACTGACCGCGAAGCTCAAAAAGGGTGATGATTTCACCCGTATGGGGGATAAACTCCTCCTGTTTTTGTGGGATTTGGTGGTCTTTGGGACCGGGGTCATGATGGGACCGCTGGCTGCCCGCAACCCGGAGATTTCGGAAGACCCGGCTGAGGATTCCGAGGAAGATAGCCCGACCTGGATGCCTTCAGCCAAGCCCTCTTTTGACAACAAGGCCATGCGCCAGATGATCGATATGGGGATGTTTGATGAGTATCTTCCCCAGATGGAGCGTATTTGCCCGCTTGATGTTTACCCTGATCCCGGCGCGTCCACTGTAGAAATGGCCCGGTTCATGATCTGGCGAATGCAACTCGGCAAGGGCCAAGTGATGGGCCTGCTGGAGGATGATACTTTTGACAAGGATGTAATTAAACAAATCTTGGAAGATCACCCCAATGGTATTTGGGAACCCACCTATTGGGAAACGGCTGTCAACTCTTTAAACAAGCAACCTCAGCAAACGCTGCCTAATGGGCGTTTCGTTTGCTTCCAGTGGTGGGGTTACCTAACAGGTAAAGACCTCGCAGATGGCGGAGCCGAGGGTATTACCGAAGCACAAATGAACGAACGTGTTGTAGCCCAAATTTGGGTTATGGGGAATAAGGTAATCAAGGTTGCGATAAGTGAACTTCACAATGAACGGTTGCCGTTCTATTTTGTTCCATATTCTGTGGCGACTAACACGATTTGGGGTGTTGGTGTTGCAGAAATGATGTTTGACCAACACGATGGCATCCAAGGGTGTGAACGGGCGCTGATGGACGCAATGGCTATGTCTATTGCCCCCCAAATGGTAGTTGACGTGGACCAATTGGCCGATCCTCTCACTGTGTTAGAAATCAAACCTCGTAAGATTTGGGGCGTTCGCGGGAAAGTTGGAATTACCACGAAGCCCATTGACTTCTTCTTGCCGGAATATAATTTCCAGGCGATGTTGGAAGTCCAGCAGAATGAGGAACGGCTTGCCGATGAACAGACCGGCCTCCCCAAGTTCCTGAATGGTTCTACCGAGGGAGCCCATAACCGGACTTTCGGCGGAGCAAATCTGCAATGGAACAATGCTCTGACTACTCTGAAGACTGCTGTATACAATATCGAAACAAACTATATTGTTCCCAGCACTCAGAAGAAGATTCGGTTCTTCCAGATGTTTTCCAAAGACCCTGCTATTAAGGGGTCCTATCGCGTTACGGCCCATGGGACTCGTGGTCTATTGGCCCGTGAATCCCTGACCGAAGCCATGCAACTCTTGCTCCAGAATATTGGGAACCTCCCGGACCAGATCAAGCGGTTGAAGATGTCCAATTTCTTCAACAGCTATCTGCGCTGGTCTGGTCTTGCTAGTGAGGATCTGGTTTATTCTGACTCCGAATTCGCGGCTAACCAGCAAAAGGAACTGGAAGCAGAGCAGAAGAACGCTGCCTACCAAGCTGGTATTGATGCTTCTACCCAGGCCCAGCCGAAACTGCGGGCCGAAATGCCGCTTAAGGATGCCGTTATCGAATTGGTCAAGGAAGCTCCTGAAAATAGCCCGCTCCGTTTGGCCTATATGCAGCTTTCCAACGACATCTATAACATCAATACCCCGCAGATCAAGGCGGCAATGGCCGAAGAAGACCATATGGCGCATCTTGGCAATCTTAATGAAGCCAGCCAGATGGGCCATGAAATGGGCAATCGTCCCTTTGAGCCTGCCCATAATACCTTTGAGCGCCACCCTCACCTTGCCATCCCTGTCCCTGGCCAAGAGGAAGGCGAATCCGCTCCTTCTCCTGCCCCATCCCGACCGCATAAACCCGCAACCACTCATAGGGGGCGTAAGCGATGAGACGATTTGAGGAAGTTACGGCGGAACAGTTGATGAATAAGATTCAGACTATGCGTGGGACTGAATTTGGGGATATCTTATGCGAATGGCTTAATCGTTATCGTGAAGGATGCAGGTCCGAACTGGAAATAGCTTTTGGCGACCAAACGGCTGTCACTTTCAACCAGGGTCGTATCGATGCAATAAAAGAAATATCTGTGCTTTTAACCCCTCAACCAAGCATGTCAGCAACTCCTTTGGAGCCTGATAGGAGATTACCGTGGCGCAAGTAACTGAATATGATCCTACAACCCTAAAGCGCGTTCCCAACCACGATGCCCAGCGTAGGCAGAGGGAATTGGAAGAAGCTTTGGCTAAAATCAACCAGGGGAATACCCAGGTTGTCCAGCCGGGCCAATCAACTCCTGAACCTCCTGTGCCAGTTGAAGCCGGACAAATTGATCCAGCTACCGCGTTGTCTGAAACTGTTATTGAACTCCCTACCCCTCCGGCTGAAATTGCCGAGCCGGTAGTCGCAGAACCTACCCCTCCCACCATCCCAATCATCAGTGCTGAAGAACTTGCCAAACTGCAAAAAGGCTATCGTGAAGCCCAACAGGCGCTCACCCCGGCCCTCCAGAAGGCAGCGGCATTGCAGAATAGGTTGAAAGAAGAGCAGGAAACCACCAAGGCCGAGTTGAAGACGCTTCGGGAAATGCTCGCAGAGATGGCTACGACCATTAAGCAGCAGAACACGCCCCCGCCTCCTCCGGTTTATCGGCCTGAAGAAGACGAAGAACTAGCTTATTTGGATCCCGTCATCGCTGATCGCTTCCGGCGTTTCAGTCAGGGAACCCAAGAAAGCCTTGCCGCTCTTGAACGAAAGCACCAGGCGGAAATCCAGTCGATTCGTGACCAGGAGAAGACCCGCCTAGAGGCCCTTGCCAATGAGCAGGCGATGGCTCGCCAGCAGAACTGGAATGAGACTTTCGTCAGGCTAGTCCCGGATTATCAGGACTATCTGCCCGAAGGGTCCAAGGGCCATGCCCTTGCCGAGTGGGCAAACCAGATGCCTGCGGAATACATGCAAGCTATCGGAAACCCATTCGCCCATACCCCATTCTTCGTTGCAATGGTGATTAACCAATTCAAGTCATCCCTGGCCCCTACTGCAACCCCAGCCCGGCAACCTAAGCCGGGGGATCTTGCTACGCGCTCCCTTGGGGCTGCGCCCGTCAAGATCGTTCCTCCTCAGCCGGAAGTTCCTCTTTCCGCTGACCAGATCAGGAATGCCCAGAAGATCATGGATGGTTTGATGCGTGAAGCGACTAACCTGAAAAATTCAAAGGAAGTTCGAGAACAGAAGGCAGCGGAAGCTCAGGATTTCATGGCCCGATTTGAACGTCTAGCCCCCAAATAACCAATGAAAGGAAGAAACAATGTCTAACCCTGTTACGGATCTTACCATTCCGCTGACTACGGGTTCCAATGCCGGTTATATGAATAACCGGGCTGAACAGCTTTGGGAAGGCCCGCCGACCAGGATTCGGCGTAGGGCTTTCACTGTCCAGAACTCGCCCGATTGGAACGGTCTTACCCCTGCTACTGGTGATGTGGTTCGCACCAACGTCATCGACCAGGGCGCGTTTGTGATCGCTGTCTGGATGTATGTCATTACTGCCGGTGCTGCTTCTAGCACCGTTAGTGTGGGAGACTCCGGTTCTGCGACCCAGTATATTAGCAACTTCTCTACTGCCGCCACTGGCGTTACTCTTTCCGCCGCGACCACCTGGAAGTGGTATCCTACCGCTTCTGATTATCTCCTGGTCACTCTTGGAACGACTGCCGCTGCCACGGGCGCTGTGATTGACGTTGGCTTCCTCGCTTCGTCTCTCATTCCCTACACCAACCCCGTGACTGAGTAAAGGAGAACTAACATGGCTGGCAATATCGTTGGCAGTTCTTACAATAATCTTTCTGCCTTTAAACCCCAAATCTACCCCTTGCAGTTCATCCAGAAGTTTTATGCCGGTAGTATCACCAACTACATGTGCAATACGAACTGGGAGGGTGACATCCTTGGCCCTGGCACCACGGTCAACCTGCGTCAGATTCCTGATGTGGTTGTCAGCGCGGCCACCAATGATGGCGATGTGAACTGGCAGAGCATTCAGGCTTCCGCCCTCCAGTTGGTAATCAACTATGCGTTTAACGGCGCATACTGGGTGACCGATATTGATCGCTCTGCGATTGATGTTGATATGGAAGGTGCGCTGATCAACGAAATGATCAACAAGCTGCGTATGGCTATTGAATCGACCATTCTTGGTTCGATTTATGCTTCTGCTGCAAACGTGATCACGATTACGACTGGCGCTACGACCGCTTGGCAGAGTGGTATTTCTACCTCGCAGCCTAACACCAACGCCGTGACCTATGTGGCCCAGGCTTCGCAGTTCCTTGATATCGGTGCCGGTAACGGTATTGATGTCGCGCCTTGGGAAGATCGGTATCTGGTTATCCACCCCGCCATGCGGCTTGGATTGACCATGAACCCGGCCTTCTACGCCTTGAATGCCGGAACCCCGAAGGGCGCTCTTTATGAAGGCTTCCTTGCCTACATCAATGGGTTCAATGTCCTTCAGAGCCCGTTCGTTCCTGGTGCTGGCACCACCGCATCGCCTTACCTCACAGTTGCGGGTCATCCCGAAGCTGTGACCATGGCCACCAAGTTCACCAATGTCCAGGCTGACATCATCCTTCCGAACAAGTTCGGGATTGGCACCCGTTGCCAGAACTTCTTCGGGTTCCTGGTCACCAAGCCTTGGCTTCTGGTGGAATTCTCGGTCGTGCTGACCTAACCAAAACTCTCGCGGGGGCCTAAGACCATTCGTGGCACGGCCCCCGCACCCATTCCCATTACAACTTCAATGAGGTTTAAACCATGGCCCAAGGCAGCATTTCTGTAGAAACCCTATTCCCTCCCAAAGAAATTCAGCTTGAATGCAGATCGTGCCGAGAGATCATCAATAACTGGTCTGGCCGGTCATTCCTGCGCAACCTTGATCCTCGCGCAAAGTGGGACATCTTGTATTATCAGGCCAAGATGCGATCTGAAGGGACCAGCCCGGAATTTACTCTCGTTATGGATGAGAAAGACGATTTCACTATCACTGTAGATGGAGAAGAGGGAGAGGAACTCCGTAAGGTTTATACCGAGCGCGAACTGGAAGGATGCAATATGCGCCAGCTCCAGACTATCGGCCGACAGTATGATTTGAAGGGAGTTCGTCGCAGGGATTTGATCCTTCAGATTTTGCAGGCCCAGACTGCCTTGGTGATTAAAGCGAGGGCGGACAGTATGTCCCCCAAAGGATAAAGCATGAGCAATTTCACAGTCAGGGAACTTGTCATTCGCGTTTCGTTGATGCGCCCTGACCTTGATGTTGGGCTTGCAGAACGGTTGACCCAGGAGGCTGCGAAACGATGTTTTCGTGAGTCATTCCTGGGTCAAGTCATTACGACTGTATACCCACTGGGGAGCAATTGTAATGAAATCATGTTGACCAGCCAGATTCCTTATTGGAATGCTGGTTTGCCAAATTATCTACAGCCTTCGGATCTGAACAAGCTTATTCTCCCAACCACTTGGGATGGATCGACTCCGGATTATTTGAGTGGGATCAATCCTGTCCCAGCGCAGAAGACGGCAGCCGAAGTTTTGCGCGTCCTTCAGGTGAGAACGGTCACGTTGCCTTTTTTTGCTATCGGGGTCTTCCAGGGCTGGGTCTTTGCCACAGGGAATGCTACCTTCAATGCCACGGCCACTGGGACCACCTTGACCGTATT